AAGAGCCCCAGCACGTCCGCGTGAGGCCATCGGGACAGGTGAAAGACAGGGTGCCGCCTGCGGCAAGATAGGCCAGCGCGGTCGTGAATTCCATTGTTGTGTCTCCTGGGGGCGCCACAGCGCCCGGGTGTGTCGTTAGGCTGTTTCCTGCTTCATTGCGAGGTCCTGCGCCAGGCGATCCAGTACGCCCGGCTGCCCGCCGCAGGCGTCAAGGGCCGCAAAAAACGCGGCCTGGCTCAGGGCGCTGTGTGCCTCCTGGAGGGCTTCGCGTGCCGCCTGCCTGGCACTGGCCCCCTCCTGAAGGTTGTGCTGCGCGGTCTTGAACACGTGGGCATACCACGTGTCTGCCATCGTCGTCTCTTCCTCGTCGTGACACACTGTCGCATGCGCCGCCAGGCAGTCCTGGCAGATCGCCGTGCCCTCGCCCATGTCCACCAGGATCAGGCCAGGGGTGTTGTCGGTATCCGCATCGCATATCTCACAGTAGTGAGGCATCGTCGGGTCTCCTTTTAGGCGTGGCGCCCTGCCCAGGTGGTCGTATCAACCAGCGGTGCCTGGGCGAATAACCCGAAGACGCCCGCCTGGGCTGCAGCGTGCTGGTGTTCTTTCTGGGTTGTTGTCTTGCAGCGACCGCACAACCGGTAGCCGCCATACGTCCAGCGCACCGGCTTGGCGGCGCAGCGTTGACAGTCCTTCGGCTCGGCGGCCCGTTGGGCTTTCTCGGCAGCGCGTCGGGCGTAGACTTGGGCATTGTAACAGTCGGTGCACGTCATGAGCTTTACGCCGTGACCCATTGATACTTCACACGTGCGGTCAGTGTGGCGGCAATCGTGCAGGATCTGGGTCGCGGCGTCGTAGAGGGCTTGAATCTCTGGGAGTAGGGCCATCGTCGTTGGGTCTCCTTTGGCGGCCGCGTACCGCTGCGCGAGGGCGTCGAGTTCCTGTTGGGTCGCGCCGCCGAGATCCATGTCATCGCCAAGGGCCATGGCCATATCGCCATACTGGCGTGGGGTGAAGTGGGGCATCGTCGGGTCTCCTCTGGGGTGCGGGGTGTCGTGCCCGCCATCTGGAGAAGAGTGTAACATATTTATTACACTCGTGCATTATCTTTCTGCTATACTTACGGAAGAGCGGTCACTTTTTTTGAGGAGGGAAGCGATGCCAACAACGCTAGGTGCGCGTATCCGTGCGGCCCGTGTGGCACTCGGCATGAGCAGTACGGCGCTGGCTGCCCATCTGCACATCACGCGGCAACAACTGTACCTGATCGAGCGGAACAAAACGCCGAATCCTGGCGCGCTCACGGTCGCGGCGATGGCTGATATCTTTGGCGTCAGTACGGATTATCTCTTGGGCCGATGTGCCCAAGATGTCGTCGTGTGTCCGATTCCTGCACGCCTTACTCTTGTTATCCCGCCTCCTGATGCCTATACTCAGACAGATGCCACGCCGCTGGTGCGTGCGCTGTCCCCACTTCCAGACAAGGACTATTGGTAATGGCGACCCCGCGCCCGCTCACCGATAAGCAACAAGCGTTTATTCGGGAATATCTCGTGGACCTGAATGGCACGCAAGCGGCGATTCGGGCCGGCTATAGTCCGAAGGGCGCGAACGTCGCGGCTAATGATGCCTTAACGAACCCTATTATCCAAGCCGCCATCGCCGCCTATCGGACGCGGAAGCTTCAAAGTCTTGATGCCACGACGGATCGTGTCCTCCTCGAACTCGCCCGCCTGGCCTTCAGCGATCCGCGCAAACTCTTTGGCGATGACCAGCGCATGCGGCATCCGGTGGAGTGGGATGACGATACCGCTGCCGCCGTGAGCAGCGTCGAAGTCGAAGACCTGTTTGGCGTGAATGCCGACGGTGACCGCGAAGTGGTGGGCCAACTCAAGAAGGTCAAATTCTGGTCCAAGACGGCCGCCAACGATATGCTGGGGAAGCACTTGCGTTTGTTCCTGGAACAGAAGGATCAGGGTCGGGAGATCAGTGAGTTGCTGAAGAGCGTGCTGCTGGAATTCCAGCACCATCGCCTACGCCAGGTGACGCCCGAAGCCGAGTGGACACCCATGACGCCGGGGACACCACCGGGGTTGCCGGCGCCGCCACGCCCCGAGGATGCGGCACCACCGGAGAAGGAGGCGCCGCAGTGGTAAAGGAGCCGCATGCCTGACCCCACCCCCGACGCCCTTGCGCTGGAACAAATTGCCCATCTGCGGCAACTCGCAAGCGTCTATACCCTGAAGGCGCGCTGTCCCCAGGAGGACGTGGCGCGGACGGCCCTGGAGGCGTTGTTTCGTGTCCAGCATGAGCTCCAGGCCTGGCTGCCGTATCTGGTGGGAGGTGACCAGGACACCGGGATGCACGACCTGGCGGATGCGCCACCACCGATGGAGGCCGCGCGGCCCCCGTATCCCGCGCCACCGCTGCATTTTACTGATGCGGAGCCCGAGGATGAGGAGCGCGGTGCCACGCGGGTGACGTTTCCCCCTGAGCCGTTATGGGCAGGGGAGGAGCCGACCGCAGAGCCCGACCGCTACTGACCCACGTTCGAGGCCCTAAGCCTCCCCTTGACGCTGCCCGTGCGCACGAGCCCAGAGGATGGGCTGCTCTGCATGCCGGTGGTCTCGTCCCAGCAAGCGGCCTCGATTGCCGACTACGAACGTCGCTGCCGCGATGATTTTGCCTACGCCGCCGCCAACCTTTTTTATATTCGGCCGAAAGATGAAGCGCTGACATTGTTGCGGCTGAATTGGCCCCAGCGCTATATCTATGAGCGGTATCTCAAACCGGCCTGGGAGCGGCGGGAGCCCCTGGCGATGGTGATTCTCAAGTGCCGGCGTATTGGGGTCACGACACTGCTGGTCGCCTGGCTGTACCACCGAATCAGGTATTTTGCCGGGCAAAACTGCTACCTGGTCGCAAATGATGAAGCCACGCTGGGAGAGATTTTTGGGATGGCCGGACGGTTTCACGATAATTATCCCCCCGACTTGCTCCCGCCGGTCGATAAAAATAACACCGAGCAATTGTCCTATCTGCCTCCATGGGACAGTTCCCTCCGCGCCCGCATTGCGCGGTATGCAGAGTTGGGCCGCGGGACCACGCTGCAAGGGGTGTTGCTAGATGAAGCAGCGTTCTTTCCAGATCCTGCGAAGATTCTCCTGGGGGTCCTCGATGCCGTGCCGCGAACGTCAGCCTCCTCACTCATTATGTCGTCAACCGCGAACGGGGCTGACACCTGGTTCTCTGCGGTGTGGGAAGAATTCTCCCGGAGTGAACAGACCGGGGAAGGCTGGGGTGGGAGGCACTGGCAGTGTGTTTTTTTGCCGTGGTTCCAGAATCCGTATAATCAGTTTCCCGCGGGGAAGCCCTGGACCCTGGACCCCGAAGAACGAGAAATGAAAGGCGCCTTTGCTCTCAGCCTAGAGCAACTCGCCTGGCGGCGCAGTACCCTCCGCGAATACGAGCGCCTCTTTCCGGGGATGGGCAAGCGGAAGTTCCAACAGGAAAATCCCTCAACCCCCGAGGAGGCCTTCATCCTCTCCGGCGACTGTATTTGGTCCGAAGCCATGCTCAATTACCTGAAGAGCCAGCAGCGTCCGCCAAGCCTTGGCTTTACGCTCCACCAGACCGGCACCTGGAAGCACACGCTACTGCCGCACAAGGAGCCAGAACTAGCGCCGGTGAAAGTCTGGGAGGCGCCGCAGCGGGGGTACAAGTATGCGCTGGGCGTCGATGTGGGCCTGGGCGTTGGTGGGGATGATAGCGCCGTGGTGGTCATGCGGCATCCGGGCTTTCGCACCGTGGCGCACTATGCGGATAACGTCACGGCGCCGATTCAGTTTGCCTACATGGTCGGGGCGATTGCGGATTGGTACGGACGCGGGAGTGGAGATTTGCCGATTGTGAACGTGGAACTCAATGCGATGGGCATCCAGATCAACACGGAAATCAACACGATGCAAGGCGTCTATCACCTCCAACCATACGTCTGGGAGTTCTGGGACAAATTGTCCCATTCGCAACAGTCCCAAAAGACGGGGTGGACGACCACTCAGCAAACCAAGCATCTCATGATGGGCGTTGCCAACTCGCTCATTATTGCCAAGCAGATCTTCATGCCATGCGCCGAGATCCGCCGCGACATGGCCAAGACGATTGAGATCAAGCCAGGCGTCTATCGGACCACAGGGGCGGATCTCTGTATGGCATGGTTATTGGCCTTAGTCGCGGTATATCGCAAGCACGCTCTGTATGACTGGCCAACATTAGGTGATCCGCGCAAGTTGGCGTCCTTTCCAGATGATCCCGGGCGGCCTGATGATCCGGTGGATGAAATTTATACTGAGTATGGAGATAAGGCGCGGCATGATACGGGCTGGCTCAAGATCATGCGCGGAAGACGGGAGGGGATGACCGGACTCGAAATGGCGGATGGGCTCTAGGCAACCTGTTGAGGGTTTGTCCCACCTCGCCTTGCAGACCTTTCACAAACATGCCACACTTGCAGGAGTTACGAAGCCAGGCTCCTCTTCCCGCAGAAGGAATCCTCCCCATGGCCGACATGAACGAAGCCCTGACCACCGCCACCGATAATATCTTGGCCGCGTATCAACGCCTCAAGACCGAAGTGCTGGCGCTGCTGGCCCAGGCGGGCACCAGTGATCCCGCGATCCAGGCCGCCATTGACCGCATGGAAGCGAGTGAAAGCGACTTTATGAGTCTCACCCAGCAGGTCCATGACGCGGTCACGCCGCCTCAGCCATAAGCGGGAGGCGCCATGGCCCTCCTGCTCATCGAAGATGGTCGGATCATTGAAGACTCGGGACAGCTGATCCCGCAGATGATCCAGGAATTTACGGCGTTGCTGCGTCAAGGGGAAGTGCTCCAAGAAGCGGTCAACACCTATGTCGGCTTGACGAAAGCGCGCTTGGAGCTCATGCAGCACTGGGTCACGACGCCGCCCCCCAATCCCGTAGTGGAGGCGGCGATTGCGCATCTCACGGCGGAAGTGGCCGAGATTGATGCGCTCACGGCGTTGGTGCGCGACACCCAGGCAGAGATGCATGCGGCAGGAGAGGGTCCGTGAGCGCTGAGCCCTGTCGCCCCTACGTCCGCGTGCCCGACGCGCTCTTTGCGTCGGCCCGCGACGCGCTGGGGCCGCGCTGGTATGCGCAAGATGCGGACTATACGGCCGCCGGGGTCCCGCATTTTTGCGTCCGTCGGGGTGCGTACGTGTTTGTCCCTCTGGAGACACCAGCCCTGCACAGCCTGGGCCGTGAAATGACCTGGCAGGACACGACCGCTCTGCACGACTGGCTGGCACGAGAACTCCACCGCCTTGCACAGCGGCGCCGCCTCCGCGATGATCCGCCGTCGCTGGCGCCACGGACTTACGTGCTCGACGGGACGGCGCTGCCGGTGCTCAGAGATGATGCGACGGCCCGCCACTGGCGCTGGTGTCCCTGTTGCCTCGGGCTGTTTCATACGGCCCTCGGCCGCACGGGACAACGCTACTGTTCGCAGCCCTGTGGGACGTTCGCCCATGCCTGGGTGGTGTATCACCGGGAGCGCGCACGGTATACCTGGCGGGTATGGTCCCCTGACGAGCCTATGGCGTCTGAGGCAGGACTGACGGGATGGCGGGTCTTCACGGCGCGGTGGTATGCCCGTCAGCAACGCCGTCTCCGCCTGCAACGGTGGCCGGGGGAGGTGGTGCAGCCCGTACGCCTGCGTGGGAGACTCTGGGCCCGGACGCAGCATGTCTTGCGGCGATGGAGGAGCCCCGTGCATGAGTGATGCGACGCCTGTGCTGTGTGAAACCTGTGACCGGAGTGCTCGCTGGGCCAATCACCGACAGTGCTTTGGCTGTCTCTACCACCACGTCAAACCCTGCGACTACGTTCCAAAGCTTGCGACCCACACGGACCTGGCGACCGCTCTGGCTGAGGTGCGGCGCTATAAGGCGGAGTGGGAACAGGCGCATCCGTGGTGGGAGTTGATGCCAGACTATCAGCGTATCTGGGAGGACAGCGCCGCGCCCTCCAAATATGCGGATAGAGAGACCGGGATAGGGAGAAAGCTCGTGTGGGCACGCTTTAAGGTCGAGCGCAAGCATCCGCGCGGGAGACGAGTGAACCCTTGGCTGGACGCGCTGCTGCATGAACCGCTGCTGCATGAACCGCTGGATGTCCTGGTGGCATTGGAGTGCGGCCTCGTCCATATCTGACACGCCTCGAGGCCGCTGAGCCTCTCACCCCCGAGGGTTGATCCCTCTGCTGCTCCCTCCGCTGGAGGTCAGCACATGCCACCCAAGCACGAAGACGCGCCCGACGTCTCGCAGGGCGAAGGCTTTGAGACGCCTGCCCCGGCCGAGCCGCTCCAGATGTCCCCCGGCCTGGAAGCCCGCATTCGCGAGACGATGGATCTGGCGCCTGATGCCCCCATTGATCTGGATCATTTTCTCCTGACCTATGCGATTGTCGGCCCGCCAGCAGACCGCGCGTGGGTCGCTGATGTCTGTCTCCCCCGTACCAACTCGAGTCCCCTGAACCTCACCCTCGTCCGTCACTATCTCCTGTCCCTGTTTCAAGAACGCGACAAACTGCTTGAGCAGAGCATGCGCCCTGCGGCTGCCGCGTTACGTCCCGAGGATTTGACGGTCGAGCAGATTCCGCTGGAGCTGGCCGCGCAAGCGCTCTACTACGCCTGCTACCCAGAAGTACGGGAGCATTTCGATATCGCCACCGAGCAGACGCAAGAACCGCTCAACCGCGTGATGCTGGGCATCTTTGGCAAGTACCGTGACGAACTGCACAGCCCGGACCTGACCCTGGTGCCCGAAATCAGCGCGGTCGTGCAGTATGGCGGGCGCGGACTGGACCAGCGCGGGCGTGTGGCCGGGCGTCCCGTCAACGAACACGGCGAGTTTCTGCGCACCTGCAAGTGTTGTCACACCGAGTTCCAACCGCCGAAGGGTCGCCCCAATCCCGACTTCTGCACGGACGGCACCTGTGGCGACTTTGACCACGCGCTGCAGACGTGGGCCTGGAACGCGGTGCGCTATGCCGACCAGGGCATGGGCAGCCTGCCGAAGCCGGACCCCTACCAGTTCCGCATTCGACCCGAGGGCCTCAGCCATGCGATGGCCTTCATGGGCGAGCGGCTGGAGCACTGGACCCAAGATGCGGAACGGCGGGTGCATGCGACACGGGGAGCGGCGTAACCCATGGCGACTTTCTCGGTGCGTGTCGACGCCTCACGGCAGGAGCAGCAGCTCATCAGTTTTTGTGAGGGCATGCGCCAGGAATCCCGGCTCGCCAAAGAACTCACCGACCTGAAAGACGCCGAGACCAACTTGGGCTTTGTGCGCGGCCAACAACTCGGCCAGGTGCCGCGCGGCTTTCCGCCGTTCATCCTGAATCTGCTCAACGATCACGTGCAGCGCAAGACCGGCCTCCTCACCGATGCACGCCCGATGCTCGAAGTGGTCTCGGGCAATGACACGATGAAGGACCGCACGGAGTTGCTCACCAAGTGCCTCCAAGCCTTGTGGGATGAGACCACCTGGCAGGAGACCTTGGCTAAGGGCATCGCGTTTGCCCTGCAGGTGGGCTGCAACGTGGGCATGATCGGCTGGGACCCCTTGGCCGACATGGGCCGGGGGGACATTCGGGCACGCTTCTTCGATCCCCGTGCCGTATTTATCGATCCCGCGATTACCGCCGGCACCGATCTGCCCAACGCCGAGTTTGTGATTACGGAAGAGGTCCGCAGTATCGCCGCACTGATCGAGCAGTTTGGCGCGCGCGCGGAAGCGGTCCGGCCGGATGGCGATCTGTCCTCGTATCCCGATCGCGGCCCAGCGGAACGCGGGCTGCTGAGTCCCGCCGCGCAGTGGAACTTTCGCCAACGGCGCCGCGGGCAGCGGAGTGTCAGTGGCCAGGTGCCTCGCGCCTACTGTCGGCATTACCGGTTTAAAGACTGGGACCGTGACGAGCGGGGGCAACCACGACGCTACGAGACGGTGGGGTATCGCAACGGCACGCCGGTCGTGAAGACGCGGCGACGGATTCTGCGCCATGTCGTAGTCGCGGGTGGGACCGTGCTTGTCGATGAGCCCAGCCCAGAGTGGCACGGCGGGTATAACATTGAGGTGCTCGACTGGGGGATGGAGTCGGAGCATCTGTATGGCCAGAGTGAAATCCGGCAACTCCGCAGTAGCCAGGAAGCCCTGAACAAGCTGATTGGGCAGATCCTCCGCAATACGAATCTGTTGAATAACTTCATGGTGGTGGGGGACACAACGGCGATGGACCCCGATGCCTGGGATAGCCTGAGTAACCGCCCTGCCGTCATTCTGCGCAAGCGCCCGAACTCGCAGCTGGAGTTTCGCGCGCCACCCTCGCTGCCCCCGTATCTGTTCACCGTCGTGGAATTCCTGGTGAAAGCCATTGATCTGATTTCGGGCATGGGGGAAGCCGCCAAGGGGAGCGGGAGCCCGAGCCAGAGCGGGATTGCGGTGGAGGCGCTGCAGATTGCGGCGCAGACGACGATACGCCTGCAAGCCCGCCGCATCGAAGCCTTCTTGGCTCGCCTGTTCCAGAAGGCCATTGCGCTTATTTTTCAACATTATAATGGCAATAGAGTCCTTCGGCTCTATGGGCCAGGAGAGCAAGTCACCACGTTTAAATTCGACCGCGCGGTCCTCACCTTTGGCCTGGATGGCTCCACCCTGGCCGATGCCTTCCGCGATTTCACCATGCACATCCAGCCAGGCAGTAGTTTAAATGCAACTAAGATACAAAGGGCAGTGCTCGCCGGGAACCTCCATCAGGTGGGCGTGCTGCCGGATATTGATCTCCTGAAAGCCTCCGAATGGCCCAATGCCGAGGCGACACTGCAAGAGGCGCGACACGACCAGTTAGAGAAAATGCAGCTGTCCCTCGCGGCGGCCGCGATGGGTGGTGGTGGCGGGGCAGGGGGTGCCCCTTCTGGGGGTGGGATGAATAGGATAGCGCGAGGCGGCAGTGCCCAGCGGCAACCCGCAAGCTTTCCTGCCAACGCCGTCTAGAGTATAACATGAACTAGGAAAAATGTCATGGCTCAAGATGACTTGGAGAGTCTTAAGGGCGTCCTGTTAGGCCTTGGCCTGACTCAGCTCCCTAAGTTATTGAATTCACTACACAAGAGTAAAGAATTAGGTCAACACATTGCCGCCGGTAGAAGCAGTAAAGGCACCAACCCCGACGCCGATGCCCTGCATTCCGCGCTCGCGCCTTTGATGCAGCACCTCGCGGCGGCCGGTCAGAGTGCCACCCAAGCCGCGGCCGCGGACCAGCCCTCCCCGCAGCCGCCGTCCGGGCCCGGGATGCGCCCAGGGGCGATGCCCCCCAGTCTCCCGGCGATGCCCGCACTCCCGCGCACGATGGCGGCCAGTGCCGGGATGGGAGGATTCTAGCATGCTACGCACCCGCCCCGCGGTCCTGCATATTCGCTGTGACTGCTGCCTCCCACGGCCGGGCACGAATGCCTGGGGGAATCCCGTGACGCATCTTCCGGAAACGCTGGCGATTATTGCGGACGGTCGGCTCGATTTGCGTATGACGAGTAAGCAGGCGCAGGAAGACCCCGTCCAGCATACCGGGCGCTATACCCTGGCGGAGGTGGACGCCATGGCGCTGACCGGGCCGGTGCTCTGTCCCTGCCATGACGGCGACGCCCGGAAAATACTCGCCCAGCGCAAAGACGGCGTGCTCATTGTGCGGAAAACCCGGCATGGCCAACGGCATTTTGTGGTCCTGACGCGCGGCACCCTCGCGGCGCTGTTTGACGCCTGGGCAGAAAGCGAGTACTCTTCCTCGTGGAGTGGAGTGGACACGCACGTGTCGGGCGAGCACTGAGCCCTCACTCGGCACGTGCCTGACAAGAGGAGTTGACCGATGTCAGACGATATGAGACATGTATCGAAGGTCCGCGAGGCCGCGAACCGCACCATCAGCCAGCCGGGCAATACGCCTGCAACCAGTCCGCCCGCCAAAAGTAAAGTGGACCTGATTACCCCCGGCCATAACAGCAGTCTGACTGGCACCGGCCGCAAGCCGACCAGCCGGTAAAGGAGCCTGTATGGCGAAGGCGTTTGGCGGGATGGAGACGGCTGAGGAAGAAGACCGCGAGGCGAAAGCCCCGAAGAACGACACCATGAAGAAACGGCATGCGAAAGCCGGCGACTTGATTCGCAACGGCGACACGCGCATGGTGCGGAGTCTCCAGGCCAGCCGCAAAGCCAGCGGGAAACGCTAGGAGACCACGCCATGCCGCTTGATGCGCCACCGCCGATGGGTGCCCCACCCCCAATGATGGGATCGCCGCCGCCTGCCCCTGGCCCGATGGACGGGTTGGGTGCGCTGGCCGGGATGGGGGCCGAAGACCAGACGATTCCCGGCTTACTGGGCCAAGCCGCACAGTTGCTGCTGAAAGCGGTGCAAGTGGCGCAGGGCCAGGGCAATCAGCCGCTGGTCCAGGAACTCGCCACCCTGATGGCGCACCTGACCGATATAGGGATGGCCGACATGCAAGGCATGGGCGCTGGTCCCATGGCCGGCAACGGCCTGGGCACGCCGCCAGGACCCGGCCCGATGCCCGCGCAGGCCCCCGCGTTCCAGAGTCCGGGACAGGGGATGCCGACGCCCATGATGTTGCCCCGCAGTTCGATGATGTAGCCGCCGATGCGTCGAGGCCCTGAGCCTCCCATGCCACGCCAGCGCGCGTGTGCCTGACGCTGTTGCATGGGATGACCTGGGATGCCTTTGTCACCAGAAGCCCTCGCTAAGATTGCCGAGGCGCTCCCCGACACCTACGAAACGAATCCCGAACAATTTGCCACCGACTACGCTGCACTCAAGGCTGCGCAACAGCAGGCCGAGCAACTCCAGCAGCTGGACACGTGGTATCAGAATGATTATCAGCCCTGGTTTCAGGCGTATGGGGGCGACTTTGCCGAGTTCCAGCGCTGGAAACAGAGTGGGGGAAAGCCCCCGGCGGCGGCCGAGCCCGAGCCGCCTGCCACGACCACGCGGAGTGGCAGTCCGGACGCTCTTGACTACGACAGTCCTGACGCGCTCAAAAGCGTGGTCTCCCATTTTGCGTCGGAACTCGATCAGATGCGGCATGGGTTCGAGGATCGCTTCAAGCTCACCGACGCCACGATTCAGCAACGCACCGATGAGATGCAGCGCTTGCTGGCCCTCCAGGAGGAGGCCTACGGCCTCCTCAACGAAGCCACCTGGGACAAAGTCGAGCCCGGCTGGCGGCCGCCCGTGGATATCTCCAAACTTGTGAGTTATGCCCAGCAACAAAATATCCCTAGCCTGCGCCGCGCCTATCAATCGTATAGCCAGAGCGACCGCGAAAAAGAGATTGAGCGCCGGGCCTATGAGCGCGGCAAAGAGGAAGCCACCCGGGCGGCCGCGAGCCAGCAGGTGACGACGGAGATGAGTAGCGGCACCCCGTGGCGCCATGCCCTGCCGGCCGAGCGCAAGCGCGGCAATGCCGGGACGGAAGAGATTCTCAATATTCTCGCCCAACGCCGCGCAGCCCAGCGCTAGCGGCCCAGGCCTCGGTGCCCCGAGCACCCCCAGCGACGTGTGACGCGTCTGCGTAGTTGCTTCACTGGGAGGTGCCCACCGGTGCCACACATGAGTACCCAGGAAGTCGAAGATACCGTTGCCGTGGCGCTGGAGTATCGCATCCCCCAGGTCGTGGACAACCTGTATCTCTCGACGCCCGTGTTTAAAGTCTTGGACATGGAAGAGCGCATTACCGCCGACGGCGGCACGCGCATTGAACAACCGTTCATTTATGACCGCCCGCCCGGCGGCTCCTACCGGGGCGCCGATACCCTGGACATCGCCCGCCGCAAGACGAAATCCCTGCTCCAGTTTGAGTGGAAACAGTATTACTCTGCCGTCAGTATTGATGGCCTCACCCGCCTCAAAACGTCAGGCGAACGCGCCATTGTCGACCTGGTCGACGTGGAGCTGCAAGGCGCCGAGTTGGGCCTGAAGCAGGATCTGGGCTTTGACCCC